TCTATCAGTAATAATATTTTCTTGCATAATTTCACTTACACGTTCTGCTAAAAATATAGTTTGACCTTCAAGTGTAGTTTCATGATTTAAAGGTATACCTAATGAACTAAGGTAAGCACTACGTTCAGTAGCAAATTTATAATCCTTAAATTCAGGTACATCCTTAAGAGCATTAACAAGTGTAGTTTTACCTACACTCATTGTTCCTGTAAATCCTATTTTCATTATCCTCCTTGTCTTGCTGATTCGCGCATTGCTGGGTTTTTATACCATGGAAGTCCTGTAGTGTTTCGTTTTGCTTCTTTCCATTCTTCTTCAGTATACTGGGTACCATAAAGATAATATTCCCTTTTACGATTCTCACCCTGAGGTATTAAGGCAGGGCCTTCCCAGTTGTGGAGTTTTCCATCCCAATAATATACTATTGTGCCTTCAGGGGTTGTTAATTTTTTAGGTTTAGGCCATTTTTCTTTACTCATTTTATTTAGGCATTGTGAGTCCACCAATATAATTGGCATCCTCTAAGTGAAAAAATAATTCGCTTTTATGATTTTCTATAATATTTTCTGCTACATAAGTTCCTTGCGCCCCACTTACAGTAATACCTCTAGCACTAAGAGCATCGCCTACAAAGTGGATATTAGATACTTGTTCGAGTGATAAATTATCGTAATTTACAAGGGGTTCAGGTGAAAGATATTTTACTTCAGGAATATACATACCCCAATCATCACCAAGTGTTGGAAATACTTTTTTCATATCCTCAATAAAATCCTCAATGTATTTAAAATAACCTTGAAAGTGTTCACGAACTTCTTGTAAACCTTTTTCAGTAATATAATGAGCTTTTACCCAATCACCCTCAGATGTTTTACTTTTTAAACGGTTTACAACACCTTCTTTTTCATTTTTCCAAGGTGAATAATATAATCCTGCTTTATATTTCGCTTGACGTCTACCAATAGCACGTGTACCTGCAGCACCTTCACCCGGTACAATATCTACTTTTTGTACTTTAGAAACTAAGTCACGAGACCACTCAAAGGGTTTATCAATCCCCCTAACTTCCATTAAGATACCAAAATTAGTCATATCATTACGATATGCTTCATCTTTTTTAGCATGTCCGTTGTAACTATAATCACCATATGTTTCTTCAAGTGCTACATATGCTGCATTATTATTGGTGCAGAATGAACGAAGTGATACACCTTTATCTTCAAATTTACGGTACAATTTAAAATCATAACTTACATCAATAAGTTTTTGAAAGTGTTTTTGTGGTGCTTCAAAACGTACACCAATTTGTACTGGTTTTGCTTCAGTTGGGTATTCGTTTTCTTCAATAATCTTTTTACCGAAATCAATACCAGATTTACCCACACCAAAAATTAAGCGATCATAATAAAATAATCCTCCTCCATTACGACCATCATCAGATGTATATTGATAGTTTACTGTGTTTTCTTGAGGAAAAACACGAGTTACTTTAGTATTCCAATGAAACTTAATACCTTTATCACACAGGTAATCGTACCAATTTTTACCAATTTCGTGTAGATAATCTGTACCTACGTGCCAAACTGGGAAAAGGCGAAGTCCGAAGTAGGGTTTGATAAAATCGGGTTCTGCTACTGGGTTTGAGCATTGTACTTCTTCTGGTTTTGGATGGAATCGTTTAAAGTTAGTAATTACTTGATCCATTAATTCCATAGCCTTTTCATCACCACAATACTTAGACATATGTCCCCCAATGGAAGTATGGTAAGTAAGTTTACCATCACTCCAACCCCCAGCACCCATAAAACCTGTCATTACTTCTTCAGGTTTACGTTTGTAAGGATCATTACCCATATCAATAATGGTGATGTGATCACCCGGGTAACCATTATCAACTAATTTAGTGGCAGCATTTACACCTGCTACGCCTGCTCCTATTATTACTATTTTTTCCATTTTTCTAGGTTTTAAATATACGAAAAAAAAGTGTGACCCACCAATTAAGATGGGCCACAGCTCCAAAGTTTTTAAAATTAATTCGACTGGCTATGAATCAGTCTGTGATGTTTTTATATTATAATCTTTCGTAATGAAGAATTGGTTTAAATGCTCCTGTGTTAGTACTAAAGGTATCAGTATCTCCTGTTGATCCCGAAATTTGAACATAAATTGTTCTGTCAGTAGAAGTTGAATTAACTACTGCGGGGTAAGCAGCAAAAGTTAATGCGCTACCACTAAATGAAGCAGCCAATTTAGCATGGATAGAAGTACCTTTTCCAACTGCAATTGTAGTAAGAGTAGCACCATCTTTGTTTAAAGCATTATTTACTGCTGGTACTATATCAACTCCACCTTCAGTAGTTCCTGCTCTTACTCCAATAAGATTAGCAGATGCTAAAGTAGCTTCGGATGTACAAAGTACTACTAAATCTGTAAGTACAGTATTTGCAGGTTGAAGCATTTCAACATTTACTACTCCACTTCCACTAGTAGTAGAAAAAGTTACATCAGGTTCTGGGGGGTTATGTGTGACTGCTGTGTCTACTAAATCAGTGTACGCTGATTTTATTTGTCTTTTGTATCCTGCGTCCCCAACCGCTGTTTTGTCGAGTTCTGCTTTGAGTTTTTTCTTAGAAAGGTGTGCCATTGTGATTTTTTTGTTAATAAATATTATTTTGTTTTATCTTCTGCAACAGAGGCTTTTCTATATTCTGTGACTAATTTTTTTATTTCACCTAATGATTTCCTAGCACGACCGTGGGCTGCCTTTGATTTCCCATTATGTTCTTCTTTAAAAGTTTCATATAACGTATTAATTTGTTCAAATAACTCTTGTGTGTTCATTTTTTTATAATTTTAATTTTTAATTTATCGTAACCTTTTATTACACGGTGTAAATATCCTAAAGGAATATCAAAAACGAGGTTTTCTGTGAGTTCAAATGGGAGTTCTTCATCAAATTGAAATTTCCACCCATTTCCCTCTATAACTTCTATTGTTCTATCTTCTTGATCTTCATGCCATATTAATGACATTGGATCTACATCAGCATTAAATTCCCTTATAATTTCTTTACCTTCAGTTAAGTTGGTATAAGGATTCATTACCAGTAAGTGTTCATTTTATTACCTAAACCAAGTGCAGGGGCATATCTTGGTAAGTTACAGCTCCAATAGGAAGCTTTTGTTCTATCTTTCTTTTGAGAACATTTATGTCTCTTGGCAAAGGCAGATCTAGCTTTAGGGTTTTTAATTTTTGCTCTTAATCCACCAGAACCAAAACGTACTGTTTTAATATTTTTGGTTTTGGGGTCTCTTACATACACCTTATAAGCACTACCCCCAGAGGAAGACCTCATTGGTTTACCAATTGGTGGGTCTTTTTTCTTTTTCTTTTTCTTTTTAGCTTCCTCTAACTCACCTTCGGTAAGTTTAGGTCTTTTTTTAATTAACTCATGCCAAGGAAGTTCTAGAATTGTATCCTTTAATTCACCTCCATGTTCCATTAAGTAATCAAATAATTCTTTTAAAGTAGATATTTTACCCATAGAAATTGCAGAAGTAATAACTGGTTTGAGGTCTAGCACTAGTTCTTTTTTATCTTCAGGAACCATATCAGCTATATTTTTTAGGACTATATCTGCTAACTTTTGGATACCTACAATTTTAGTAAGTTTTTTAGTTAGTTTACCTAAAAATTCATCTATTTGTTGTTCTTGCTCACTAATGGGCATTGGTATATCGAGTGGTACTCTTTTACCTTCTAATATACCAAACTCACCAATATCAGTATTTTCTACTAAATAGCGACTATTTTCATCTAATTGAATAGTACCCCACTCGTTCAACATACGAGCTTCAGCAAATAATTGTAGGTATTTTTTAGATCCTATTCTAAATACATTTTCTTGTAATGATATACCATTCTCGATGTGATAGCGGAGGCCTTCGCTTATAGGCGCTTTACTCTCGAGTAATGACATTTTACTACCACATTCTTCACACCCACAGTTGCAATCTTCTTCTCTTACGATACTATAATTGACTAGGGATTCTTGAATTAATTTTTTTAGTGACATGGTTATAAATATTATATTTCTTGAGCTGTGGGTCTATAATTTATAGGGAAAACTCCAAATCTAGCGTTTTTTATGCCGGCGTTGTTTCTATCACCTTTTCTAACATATAAATAAGGAGTATATTCTTCAGTTGGCATTTGGGGTGATAAAACTTTATGGTGGGCTCCTAATAAATAAGTACCATTATCTAAAGCTTTTAAAGTTATTCCTCCTTGCAGGACTACTTGGCAGTTATTTAACCCAAATTTAGAAGATCCAAAATCTAAACCATATACTGCTTTAAGAGCTATTTCGTTATCAACTATTTTACGTTTAAATGCTTGTCCACTTTTAATTTCTCCCCCAGATATTTTTCTTACATCTTTAATAAACTGTTGAACTTCAGGATAACTTGTTAATCCTTTAAACCCTCCATATTGTTGAAAATCTTTAGCAGAGGTTCCATCTTTATGAGAAATAAAAATTAATTCTTGATTTCCGGCATCTAATGAAAAATCTGCTTTTGGAGTTCCCTTAAAAGTAGTAGCCTCACTTATTCCTTTATAAACAAAACCCCCAGGTTCTAAGACCACATTAACAGAACCTAATTCCTTTATTTGGCGACTTATATCTAATAAAGCTACATCTTCTGCTGCTGTCCCCGATCCTGCTCCTCTTCCCCCAAAATCGCTAGTTTTAAGAAGATCACTAATAGAGTAATTTTTTCCATTATTATCTTTAAAAAAAGGAAAACGATTTATATTTCTCCCCCCTAAATTTTTAACACCTGCAGCATCATCATTCTTAAAAAATTCAGCATACTCAGGTTTATCATAAGTTAATATGACTTCACCTGTAGGAGTTGTGAAAGGTTCTTTATCTGTGATTTTAAAGTGGATTTTTTTAAGTCTATTGGCTCTTCTTGATAGGTCTCCAAAATCTAAAATATTATAATCTACTTCTAGTAAATTTTTTAAAATGCTTTCTAATAAAATTATATCTTTAGGGTCATTAATATCAGGATACCCTTTAGGGAATTTATAAGAAACTTTACGTAAAAACTGTTCTATTATATTCATTTTTCGTCCACTTGCCTCATTTTAGAGAAAATAGTTCTAAGTAAAGAATCATCCTGGTTTTTAATCAGAGCTATCATTGTGTTGGCTAAAATTTTATTAGCAGCTACATTTAAAGGTTTACCTTGTTTTACAAGTTGAAAAGTAGTATTAAACTTTTGTTGATCAAAATCTTGAATATCTAACCGCTTTAAATACTTCATAAGTTCTTGGGTACCCCCAGTTAATTTTCCGGGTGCAACTTTTTCTTGTTCAGCAAGAATTTCTTGCTTAATCATATGTTTAAGTTCTGCTATCTTCATTTTGTTTTCTTTCATTACGCCTGCTAATGTTCTACCTTTATATTTACTTTTTAAAAATTTAATAAGTTCATTACTCATGTTGAAATTAGAATCAAGTGGTTTTTCATCGGGTTCATCAGTTAATGAATTCATTTTATCTTTAATAAAAGTATCTTCTACAGTATCATCTACAATTGCAGAAGCTTCATCATCTACATCTAATTTATCTAACCAAGTGTTAGTTTTTTTACCATCAGGTTTATTAAAAAGAGCTTTACCTACATCAAAAATATCTTTAGCTGCTCCTAATCCAGGAACAGAACTTATAACAGCTCCTACAGCAGCTTTACCTACTCTTTCAGCCTTTTTTTTGGCTAAAACATTACTTATAGTTCTTTTTAAATCACCGTGAGTCTCCATAATATTATAATTCGTCTACTGAAGCTGGGATTCCTAAATCTGCTGGTTCTTCAGCTGGTGTGGGTTCCGCTGTTGTGGGTTCATCGGGTAGTGAAGTGTCTAAAGCAGCAGGTTCATCTGCATCTAATGATTCTTCAGGTTTAGAAGTAGCCCCATAATTAAATCTTAATAAACGGGATATAGCTTCAGATGCTTGTTGCTGTTCTGGGAGGGATTCTAAAAAGTATTTTTTACCAGATATTTGGGCAACAAATAATCCTTTATCATCATCTTTACCGTTGTATATTAAATAAAAATCTGCTCCATTTGCTAATTTAATTCTAAAAGTAGTGGGACGTGGAGCTACCCAATCTATATCTGTTACAAAAGGTTCAAACTGGAAGTCAAATAAATCATCCATTATTTTTTGTAATGGGGGAAATTGATTAATTACAGGGAATGGGCTAAGTTCTTTAGCAATATCCTTAGGATCAGCTAAAGGGTCAGATTTTTCAGCGTATGCTTTTTTAGCTAGCTTTTTAATTTTTGCTATGAACTCAGACTTTTGCATTATCTTTTTATTCTTGCAAGTTTATTTAACTCAGCTGTTGAAAGTACTTTGTATTGTTTTTGTGTTCCTTTTAATTTAGCTAAAGCATTATCAATACGATCTAATTTAGCTCCATACTCATCAGCAATAGGACCTCCTCCTGCTTCTGCTTCTTGTTCCATGTCCGCCATCAAACGTTCACGTTCTTTTTCTAAAGCGATTATTTTATTAGTATCCTCTTTTAGGTAATCTTTTTTTTCTTCTAATTTACCTTGTTCAGCATTTTTAGTATTAGCATAATCTTTAGCATCCTTCATAGTTTTAAATTTACCTACAAGGACACCATTTTCACCAGTTATATCAAATGGTTCACCTTCCCAAACATCAAACCATCCTTGAGGGGCTGCTGTAGCTACATACTTAGCATTAGGATTCCCTTTAAGGTGATGTTCTTTAGCCATAGCTTTTTCAATGGCAGCCCCTCTTGTTTTTTCGTAAGAAGAAAGTTTCCCATCTCTATCTAAATCTGCTTTTTTGGGATTTTTTAAAGCATTTTTTATGGTTTCCTCTAAATCAAAAGCTTTTTTAAACTTTTTTACGTTTTTTTCTCTCTTTTTCATTTGTCCTTTAGTTAATCCTTCTTTAGGAGTTTGGGGTTTACCATGCTTTGCCAAATTAGTAGCTAAAGCATAAGCTAACGATGTCTTTTCTTTTTTAGACATCTTATCTAATTTGGTCTGTTTTTTTGCCATTACACTTGCTCGTCTCCTATACCAGCATCTTTTTCTACTTTTTTAAATTCAGTTTTTTTAGCGAATTTAGCAGAATTAAGAATTTGATTGGCTAACTCTCTTTCATTTACATCTTTAGCTCTTCTAGCTAATTTAACTAATGTGTCACCAATATCATCAAGTTCAAGGGCTTTGTCTTGAGCTGGTTCTTCTATTGAAGTTGTGATGTCTTCCTCTCCTTCAAGGTCTCCCAATTCAACATTTTCGTCTTCTTCTTGCTCATTAAGGGTTTCAAGAATTTCTTCTTTTAAGAAGCTTTTAAACTCAGCTACTGTTATTTTAGCATTAGGTACTTTTTTAGCTATTTTTTCAGCATCCTCAGTATTTTTAACAGTAACTTCAGTTTCCTCTTGTAATGAGTGAAGTTCTTTTATTTGTTCTTTTAATTCAGAAAGTTTCATTTTATTCATTTTTTTGATTTGGCGGCTTTTTTACCCCATGTTTTACCTTTACCTTTATCTTTACATTTACTTGCAGTGGGTTTACATGCAGGGTAAGCTCGTTTTTCACCTTTTTTTCTCCCGCAAGGTTTATAACCTACTTTTTTACCATCTTTATAGATAGGGGCATTACAATCTACCCACCCCCCAGTTTTACCTGGTGATCCTTTGCGTTTGAACCAAGTACGTAAGGTTTCTTTCTTTTTTTCGTCAAGGGTTTGAGTTTCTTCTTTTAAACCTTTCCATATATTACCTTTTCTACATCTAACTACAGCTCCACTTTTATATGCAGAAGCTTTCTTAAATTTTCTATCAGCAATACGAAGGCACCTATCACGTTTTTTCTTTTTTTCTAGAACAGCTTGAATTGCTTCTTTTACAACGTGTTTATCTAAAAGGTGAGCAAGGTCTACTTTAAATTCAGTAGTGTCGTCTATTGTTATTTCTTTCTCAGTAAGACCCCCAGGAGTAGTTAGTTTTTTGCCCGTAGAAGCATTTTTATCGTATCCACAAGTTCCTTCGTTAGTAGCCATGTTACTTATAAATATATAGGATTACTCAATCTTTAATTTTTCAAGAAATTCTAAACCTTCCTGTAGTTCTTGTTCTAATTGTTCTTTACTCTTACCTCCTCTCCAATTCTCTACATCACCCGCTTCAGTAACAAAATTAGCATTAGATTCTTTTATTTGATCTTGTATAAAATTTTTATAACTATTAATAGTAGATTGAATATGTTGATTCCTTAAATCTTTAAAATATTCTTCTGATTTATTTTCTTTAGCAAGTTGTGTTTCATAATCTATTATACAATCAAAACATTTTTGGTATGCTGGGTATACTTTTTTGTCAAGTTCTTTTTTCATTAAGGTATTACATTCAGGACAAAATAAGGGCATTTTACCTATTTTTTTAAATTTGTCCATTTTAGTAATATTTTGTTTAAGACCATTTTTAATAGTCCATTTGCGACCATCTTCTTCCCACACATCACCCTCTTTATAGTGTTCGTATTTTTTAGTATAACCTACTCCTTGAGATGTACGAGCATTGGTATTACCTGTGATGAGGTTACGGGCACGTTGTACATCTTTTTTAGAGAATTCTTTTTTTAAAACGTTATCAGGATTATTCATTTTTTAAAACCTTTTATTTTTGTTTTTGTAGCAGTATCCTGCATTGTTTTTAATAGGACTAATTTTTTATCAATAAGTTCTTTCATTAACTCAAGGGTTTCGATATCAAATTCGTCGTTTATAGTATCTACAAATTCTTTACTTGTCATAGGGAAATATTTTATTAAGTTTATCCTTACGTTTATCACATCCGCAATCTCCCTTAGTAATCTTTTCTACTAAGTCTTTTATGCCTGTAGCTTTTGTAATTTTTTCAATACTGTCTCCTAATCCTTTACTTTCTTCAGCCATTTTTTCTTTATCTATTTTAGTTACTTTGTAGTATATTCTTTTTTTCATCTGTCCATTTTCTAAATAAAATATTACCCGTTTCATATGCTTCACGTTCTATTTTTTCTAAATCACCATCTTCATTAGTATTAGTAGTATTACTATGATCTAAAGTATTACTTAAATTTTGGTGATGATGAACCAACTCATGGGCATATGAACGTAAAACATCTTTAGGATGTCTATTTAATGTATATAAAACTATTAATTTTTCATTAGGATTATAAAAAGCAGTTAACCCTAATAAATCTTCAGCATTTTTTATATCATTATCAATAAATTTAACTTTAGGATAAGGTCTTAAATTTAGACCCTTATTATTCATATATTTAGTAAGAGAAATAATGTTTGTATTGAAATCTTCAGATGATATATTTTCACTTAAACTCATCATAGTATCATAAGAATTAGATTTTAAATCATTTAATTGACCTATAATATCTGATCTTCTTAATACTTTAAATGCTAAATTCTCTACACTATATTCACCTCCTTTTTCTAGCCCTGAGGAACGCATGTCTCTAAGGCGTTCTTTAATTTTATCTACTTTATTAATAACCTCTTCATATTCACCATCATTATATAATTGTTGAACTTGTTCTAATTGTGTAATATAATCTTCTGCTTTGGTAGATATATCATCTTTATCAATCATTACCTCTTTTTTCTTGGGAACAACAATCCATTCATCATTTAAAATTGAGTAAAGGCCTGATGCTGTATGGCTTTCTCCTTCATTTTCAACATAAACTTCTACAGGAAAATTATAAATAGTAATGTCGTGAGCATCATTCCAAATGCCTTTTTTAGCCATAAAATAATTTCTTACAAACTCTTCATCATCATCTATTTCTGAAAAATCTAGCACTAGATGTAAGTCGAAATCTGAGAATTTGGACCAATTATAATTAGCTAAACTGCCTGTGAGTTTAATGTCTTTTAGTTTTGTGCCTTTTGGTAATTCTAAAGAGTCAAAAAAATCTTGTGCTATTTGGAGTAATTTTTCTCTAACCTCAGGTTTTAATTTATTATTATCCCAAACTTCGGGTACTAATGTATCTTGAATATCAAAACTATCAAGTACGTCTTTGGGTACTACTTCTAAAATAATTTCTTCTAATTCTTTATATCCGGAACCAAATGGTGATGACTTTTGATTATGATTAGGAGCTACATTTTCATTTGATTTTTGTTTTTTTAAACGTTGAGTTTTAGCTTTAGATGCTTCTTTACGTTTAGTTATATAATCTAAAGCAGTCTTTAAACGTTTTTTTACTTCAGGTTTTTTAGCTCTACCATGAGCAGCTCTAACCCTTTGATGTATCAAATTTATGACTTGGGATTGGCGGGCATGTGATTTATTTTTAAATGAAGTTTTGTTTAAAGTATCAACTATATCCTGTCTAGTAGAAAATTTAATACCTACTGTGTCTTTAGGATCTTCGTCTGTGTATAATCTTCGGCCACTACCCTTTGGTTTTTTGCCTGTACCTTTTTTAGGGTCAGCTTCTTCTAGCTCAACTTTTACATTAGGGGTTTTAAAATTCCTTTTACGCATAATGGTTTTAGCAATAGCTTTATTAGCCATTTTCATGAACGGAATATTAATATTTGTTTCATTATCCGTAGCAACTACACTTTTATATTTGTTGAGAAAATTAATAAATTCTTCTCTATTATCTCCTAATTTAGTAAAAAAATCTTCTAATTCAAGATAATCAATTTCAGGTCTGTTTCTAGGATCATTTAACCTATCAAAAAAGTGATTGCCTGAGAGATCTACATCGATGGGGTTTAACTCTCTATCTGCTAAATTATCTAAATCTTCAACATCTTGTTGATCAAAATCTTCTTTTATTTTGGTTAAAGATACTCCAGGCATATTAGTTTTTAACCAATTCATCCATGTTTCCCTTACAAAATCCTCTTCTTCAGGATCCAGGTCGTATTCAAAACTATTAAATAAATCATCTATAGCTTGTTGTAAACTAATTTTTTTAGCTTTGGCTTTAGTTTTTAATCCTTGAATATGGCCGGGGATTTCATAGTCAAGTGTAAGATATTCTACATCTGGGAGGTCATCTTGGTCTACTCCATCTTCACCAGGTCTAACTCCTTTTTCTGCTCTATATTGGGCTAAATGCTCTAATTCATGCCTAACAGAATTTCTTAATTCAGCACTTAATTCGCTATATAATTTCTTATCAAGTAATTCGGGGTTATATTTTATTGTAATTGCTATATCTTTAGGACCTGCGGATCCTTCTACTTTAAAGGGCATGAAACCTAACCCTTTTTTCATAGGATAAAAACCATATACTAATTCATATTCATCTCCTACTAAAGTACCTTCAGTTGAATCTTCTACTTTTGTACCTATAGTTTTAAGGAATTGTTTCATTAAAAAACGAGTTTGCATTCTCGTTTCAGCATCATATGCTATACGTTCTTGTAAAAATTGTTCTTCAACTACATCAGTTAACATATCCCATATTTCATCTTTTTCAGGGATATCTGGTATATAATTAAAAAATGTTTCTTTGTTTTTATCTAATATTGCTTTACGGGCCCTAGTACCACTAATACCATCTCCCGTATCAATTTTTTTAGCTGTTAAGTTGGGATATTCTTCAGGTTTATTGGTTAATTTTCTAACTTTACCAGCAAAATCTTTTTCATCCCCCTCATTCCCTTCCCTTGATCCCACTATCATATACACATTTTTGTCAGGATTTTTCTTAGCATATGAATACACTTTTCCTACAGGAGGTTTACCTTCAGGGGAGGGTTGAACTTCAACTTTAGCAGGTAAATATTTTTGATATATTCTCCATATAGCTATAGATTTTTCTTGACTAACCGAACCTCTTTCTCCACTACCCACATATATAATCATCTTATCAATTTCGGGATAATCTTTAAGTGTTTTTTGAACTACAGAAAGATGACCAAGGGTAGGAGGTTTAAATCCTCCTGCGAATATAGCTACAGTTTCTTTACGAGGGGTTATTTCTTCCCCTAAAATTCCTTCTACTAATGCTTGAGCTAAGGGATTCATACTAAAAAGGATTTTAATTTAGACTGTGCTTCTTCAGCTGATACGGAGGTGTTTATAATGTCTTTTACTCCTTCATCATCTAATAATGCTTTTATCTGTTCAGCATCTTTAGCTTTTTGTGCATCAGATTTAGCTTGTTGAGCAGGAGTTTTGGGTTTAGTGCCTTTAGGGGTAAAAGGTTCAAGATATTTAGTTACTATATCTTCTAAATCTGTTAGTTTTTCATCTCCTAAAGTATTAGCTACCGAGACAAAGTTGCTACCAAATAATTCTTTATAAGGAGCAAAATTTTGAGTTACACTTTTCCAAGTACGCATTACAATTGAGGGTGCTAGGCTCCTATCTTCCCCTCCAGATTTTTCAAATCTGTCTTGATTTTGTTTTAATGAACGTTCTAAATCAGTATAAACATAAAGCATGAATACATCATATCCTGCTTCTTCTAATTCTGTTTTTAAATTATTAGTTTGTTTATATGATGCAGCAGTGCCATCTAAAATAAATGATTGTTTACCTTCAATAGTAGCGGCTATATTACCTTTAAATTCTTTATTAGCGGCAGCCATTTGCTTTGCTTGCTCACTTCTTTCTTCTGGTGTAGCATTTTTTAGGTCTAAGGATACATTAGCTTTCTTAAGTAAATCAATGTAAATATTATCTACATTTAATACTTTTAAACCTCCTAAATCTAAACCTTTCAAAATATATCCTTTACCCGCACCTGGGGCGCCAGCTAATATAATAGCTTTAGGTTTACCCTGTATTTCTTTTAGAATATCATATAATTTCATAAAGAGTATTTGTTATAAATATTACAAATCTCTTTTAGCTGATGTTCTAAATTGTGTAAATGCGGGTTTGTGGTTCGGGTTTTCTAGGTCAAACAATTTGCGGACTGTTCTATAAATGTCTAGATTTTCTTCTATGGTTCTAGGTGATTCATACATTTCCCATCCTTTACCTTGCATTTTACCTTTTGCTGCTTTTCTTTTAGATGATTTTAACCATAAAATACCTGTTCGGTCTACTTTTTTACCAAAGCATTCTTCAAAACACTTAGCATACATGGCTGCTTGTAAATCATAAGTAGTTTGTAGGTGATTAGATGTTTTAAAATCTATAACCCATAATTCACCATTAATTTCACATACTAAATCACATGTGCCTGCTATTTTTAGTTCGTCTGAGAATAAATGGACTTCTGCTTCAATTAGTGTGGGGTTGTATTCTTCCCACCATTCAACAAATCTCATAAACATTTGCCAAATATGTGGAGGGTACATAGGTCTACCATATTGGAGAAATTCCATTTCTTTCCCATTAAGGTAATCTTCAATCATTTCATGTACTTGAGTACCTTCCTCACCTGCTTTTTTAACAATATAATCTGCAGAGTATCCTACTTTCTTAAGCCAATCTTCAAAAAATTTACCTTTAGGATAGTATGATAAAACATAAGTTACTGAGGGGTAAAATTCTCCATTTCGCTGGTAGTATCTACCATCTGGGAGGGTTATTTGTTTTGCATCATCCGATACCTCTAGTATTCTGTTGTAAGAAGTTTTTATTTGTGTCATAGGGCTAATTTTTTAGCCAAAAGCCCAGATAAGGTAAGGGGAACAGACTTTTGAATAAGTTCAGTAAAACGTTTAAATCCTAACTCACTCGGGTCCTTATCGTCCATTTCTAATAGATGAACTTCTTTACCTTCATTCATAAACGTTTCACAAAATTTAATTGCAGATTTCATAGCATCACTATCGAGTGCTATGTATATTTTTTCAACTTTAGAAGAAACAATTTTCTTCATTAAGTTAGTTTGTATATTTTTTCCTAAAAGCGGGATAGCATTCCTTTTGATGGCTATGGCATCAAATGGTCCTTCGCACAATACTAACGGGCTATTCCAGTTTATAAACATTTCAAACGGCACAATATCACGGGATACTGATGGGTTTTTATATTTACGAAAGGGTTCTTTTTCGAAGCTACGGGCTGTAAAATAATTAAGATTTCCGTTTATATCGTATGAAGGAATAATAATCATATTTTGATATTCCCCACTTTCACAATAACCAATATTATATTTTATAATATCATCTATAAAAATGCCCCTTCGATTAAGATAAGCCAAGGCATGTTTCCCCATAATATCTGAGGGGTGATCTATAAGAGAGGTAAATTCGGGGGGTAGTGTAATAGTATTTACAATTTCTACTTCTTCAACAAATTGTCCTTTAGGAACTAATTTAATAGCTTCTTCAATATATTCGTACTTTTTAGACCTTTTAAGTAAAGAGACAATTGTTTTCCCCCTGGTATTGCACACCCAACAATGCCATGGGTTATGGCCTTTTTTGTTTTCGGTAAAATTTATTTCTAATTTAGGTTTATGGTGGTTACAAAAAGGACAATGATGAGCATAATTGCCCCTTGCCGTTTGTTTACCTTTTCCTAAAATCCTATCAACTAGGGTGACTAGTAAATGATTTACCATAGTATGGAATGTACGGTAAATATTTTATATCTCAAAGTCTGAGGTAAAAAATTTACCTAATATATTATCATTATAATACTGTGTAGGATTTTCCAACACCTCTAGCTGGAATAGTATCTTGGTTTCTATATATGTAAGATGTTTTTTGTCAAAGGCTAACTCAATAATTTGTTTTTGCAAGCTTTCTAGCGTAACTTCTCCTTTGTTGATTTGGTTTTTAAGATGGATATTTGACCCATAATATTTTTTCCAATCACTTTCTTTTTGAACAATCCGAAATGTTTTCTTTCTTCCACGACCCGTTTGTTCTGCTAACTCCGCTTTAGTAAGCTTTTTTTTATAATTGTGGAATAGGACTTTTTTTCCTATATATTTTTTACCCTCGGGGGTAATCACTTCATATACAAACCCAAATGTATTTGGGGGAAATTGTGATATATCTGTGATTTCTTTTTCATTATATAACCAATTCATCTATCTAGATTTATTAATATTGTAGTATCTGTAGTTTGAGAAGTTGGGAGAGGTTGCGATAATTTACCTATTGCAAGTAATTCATTATTATCATTATACAATCCTACGGCAGTTACAAAGGGAGTAAATTCGGAACCTGTTGCAAAATCTACATAAGTATCACTTCCTGATATTAAGATAGAGCTTGATATACTTCCCGAAAGGAGGGAGGGATTCAATGAATAATTAAACTCATCAGATTCCATAGTACATTTATATTGAGTTTCGTATATATCTACTGCACTTTTAAAACTCATAGTTGTATTAGAACCTGTAAGGGCATTTATAAGCGCAGTTTCTTCTCCTTCAACTATTAAGTTATCAAAAGGGTATGTTAAAGAAACAGGTGTAACAGATACTGTAACCCCTTGGGATTTATTAGTAATACCTAAATTTATAGAAACTGTATCTCCGGGAGCAACTTCAAAATAATCTGATATATACTCGAAATTAAAAACATCCCCTACGTTACCTCCAACAAATTGGAAAGGACCATTAGAGGAAGCTTGAGCATTAGTAACTCCACCAACTTGGACTTTTGAATTAAGACTTAAAGTAGCATCTGGTTGGGATCCAACGATATTGCCTATTTTAAGTCTACCTCTAATAATATATCGTAATATACCGGGGGCACTTCCATTATAAGTAAATGTTGCATCCTCCCCGGCAGTTGGTAAGGGTGAAGCTTCACTAATTAAATTATCATCATCTGTTATAGATAGTAATGAAAACCCAGACCCCCAAGAATAATACCTAGTAAAATTGGGTCCTATAGAGCCATATTGACTATTTATAGTGATAAGGGAATTAACACTAACTCCAGTTCTAGTAAATGAGAAAGTTGAATTTTCTCCACCAGAATCTGTTGAAAAAGGACTAAATATTGTTACTATACCTTCATTATATATAATGTTACCTATATAAGTATTGGATATGAGATTTCCCTCTCCAT